TCTATATCTTTCGGATCTATTTGCTTGCCTTCCATAAGCAGGATAAACGAACCCAGTTCTTTCCATGCCACCGCAAATACTTCCTGGTATTGTTCGACCTTCGCGATTAGCGGAGCTTCCATCGCGAGTAATGCCTCTCCTGACACATCAGCCCCGCTTGCATAAAAGTAATGTTTTGGAGTGCGAGAAATAATAGCAATCGAGTTTGCTAATTTATCAATCGCATCCAAATAAGGCTCCAACCCACCCCCAGCAAATTCACCCACCTGCGTTTGTTGTCCGATACCATCCCCTGCCGGTATTTGCCAAATCTGATTAGGCGAATTTTTCAAAGTCTGCGTATCCGCATTCGAGATTACAAAGCGTTGCCTGAAAGCTCCGTATTCAGCAACCACCATCATATCCGCAAATAATTTATTCACCGCATCTTGCAAAGTAACAATATTAGTGAGCTCCGATACTCTACTACGCCTGTTCAATACATAGTGGAACACCGGAATAGTGTTATAAGGATTGTCGGCTCTATCAGGATCAGACGGCTTGAATGCGTTTGAGCTATCAGGTATTTCTTTTCGTTTCCCCGTCTCATAATACTCCAATCGATCTGAGTAGTATAACGTTATGTGGTACTTATTCTCCGTATCCTTATACCACTTCGCAGCAAATTCCTTTTTCTTCGGATTGTCCGTATCGTAAAATACATGGCACATGCGCGGGTCGTTGTAGTAAACTTCAATCCCCTCTTCCTCTTTCCATGCTACGATAAACGCCTCGCTTGTGACCAATGCCCCCTTATGCGTATCGTAACCTTCGATGGCTAATTGTTGGCTTTCAAACAGGCTAGCAAGCAAGTCATTCTGTGCCTTGTCATCTACCGACCAGCCCAATAACTTCATGCGGTCCAACACGCTATTAAGAACTACGCTCACCCAATTTTGGCTGAACGTGGCAGTTAAGTCTCGGAACGCATCATGTAATCGTTGTGTGCTGTAGCGGATGGGTTGTGCGCCATCTGCGTAACTGAAGGCATTTGTATAATCTATCGACTTCCCCTTTAACGCTTTGAATGCCCGGTCTAAATCGGTCATGCTATTCTCCCCCCATATTATAGCACCTGTGATAAATAATGCAATGCCCTATCCCTGATAACTTCTTGCTTTCGGACCACCAATCTCACTTACCAACGCTCTAAAAGCTCCCGCGGCAGCATCGGCTATATCGTCATGCGGCAGTTCTGGAACACCATGCAATTGACCTATAAAGCTCTTCGCCCAGGCAGATTTAAGCACTTTCACCCGCCCGATCTCAGCTTGAGCTGCCAACGGTTTCCACGCGGTCAACTTGTCCTCACCCTTCCTAACTCCCCTCGCATCTATTCCTGTAAGCCTTTTCACTCTTGCAGCACTATCACGCAGACTAGCCGATCCTGGTTCAATCTCCCACCTTACGATTACGCGCCTGCCATGTTTCAGATTATCCTCTACGAAATTCAGGATAAACTCATCCGTCCGAGCATCCATGACACTAGCGCCAAGTTGTTGATGGAATAGATTACTCACAAAGTAGTTATCCAAATATACCATTCCTACCCCTGCCGTGAAATCAGGATCGTGACTGAGTGCTTTTTTCTCAGTTCCAGCAAAGTCGAAGTATAAACAAGCAATCCCACCCTCAGGAATAGCATCAACAATCTCGAACCAATCTGCATTAAACACCTTCCCGGCACTTGGCTTGATCTTCCAATTCCCGCCCCTCACACGATCACCCAAAAGCCTCTCACGATCCACAAACGGCAGAGCTTGTAAGCTTGCAAGATACCCCGGGTCTATCTCCATCAGTATCGGATTATCATAAATCGTGAACGGAATAAAAGTAACTGTCTTTGGCTCTAACGCCGGGTACTGTTCAATCAACTCTGCTTTCGTATCAGCCCAAACTAAATCGTCCCCCGGTCTAACAAATGCACGCATCTTTCCCGCACGTTCCATATCCGCATAACCATCTTCCGCAATCCACCATGATAAAAATTCACCTAGCCAGTTCGGCTCTGGATTAGCAGTACAGCGCATGTAAGACCTTATCCCACACGAAGACCTATTACGAGAAGTCATATAGAAAAACATGCGCTCCGTGAATGTTTCAAGTTGATCAAACATGATCAAAGGTATTTGCGCCGACTTCCATCCCATGAGCGCACTTTCGTTTAGCAAGTATCCAAAGCCCATTCTCGCTTTTGTGGGGAATATAAATTCACGCCCTTGACTTCTCGGCATTCCCCCAACCAACGGATAAATCCCCATAGCTTCATCCCATGCACCCCCAGGTCGGATAATCTCAGGATAGGTACGCCTAAACATAACACTATTGAAGCCCTTCACATTTATATGACGCAAGGGTTCAATGGTCAATGCGAATGATTTTCCTCAGCCGCCTCCAGCAGCCCCACCACCAATAGCAATATCGGCAGGGCTAGACAAGAACTCTTCTTGACGTGACTGGAGGCGGATTTCTTTGACTTCCATTGATTACCTCCTGTCTATTCGGATTCCGTTTTTACATTTTCACGAAAATTTTCTGGAATATAAACGCGTACAGGGATTTCAAAACCGGCAGGCAACTTAATTTCATTGTTATCCGTAAATAATTTGTGATACCTTCCCAAATCTACAAGGGCTGCATGAGCATCATATAATTCAATCTCCAATGTATGCGTCTCTGTTTCCTCACCGTCTTTGCTACGCGTCATAACTGTGCGGTCTTTGATTTTGTGAATGAGATGGAGCAATCCTTTTTTTTCGGCTTTCACCAAGTCCAGGCTGTATGACACACTCCCAACTTCCATAAAATCACCCATGTTACCGCGCGCCATTGAAGCCAATCGAGCAATAACCTCATCCGCACTCATTGCCTTTTCGTCTAGGCGCGCCTTTATCGATGATTTTACAATAACATTTAATAACAACCGGGGACCTTGTGCTTCTGGATGTTTAAATCCAACAATCCGAGCTGCCTCTGTGGCATTCCAGCATTTCAGATATTCATCAATGAATGCCTGCCGTCTACTAGTTAATCCCACCGTTCCCCCATTGCATTCTCATTCATCTTGCCTCCCGCAAGCTTTGCATCTCGCAATCTTGGCGAACTTCGCCAATCAGATTATAACATGTTATTTGCTACTTTTTCTCACTGCGCGGTTTTATTTTTCGAAAGATTAGCAATAGGGTGAACGGTTGTGATTTTCAACCGTTCCGGTCGGTGATCTTCCGACCGTGTTGCCATTGCTTGTTAATATATGGTCATGGCAGACTATACGCACTAATCTACCATGATTGATGTTATGAGATTAAACCCGGTGGTTGGTACTCGTCACGTCGCACACAGCTAGGCTACCCTAGCATATCGTCAACCCATGCACTTCCAATGGGAGGCAATAATGGCGGACGCCCGGCAAGCGCTTAAGCTATTTTTCTAATAACCTCGTTTTTGTTTCAATCTCTGATAACAACTCTTGCATACATCGGCATACTCACCCGATGGAATCTTGTCAAAGCACTCAGCCTTTTTGTACAGATAACACCTGGCACACCTATGCAAGTCCAGCCTGGCGACTTGCTCGTTAGACATGCTCAATAATTGATTCGTACTCCATACAGTTCGTTTGCTCATATCTTCTCCAAGCAAAAGCGAGTTAAATAAAAACACCCGCCGTTTTTTCTACTCCTAATCTTGGCAGAATTAGACTGTAAAAAACAGCGGGTATTTTCTTAGGGGTATACAGATATCCTAATTCTGCCATACTCCTATTATAGCACAAATCAGACTTTATAAATTATTTCACCTTCCAGCTATGACCGCACTCCTGGCAGACAGCTTTGGTTACGGTATTCGTCTTTACTTTGCTGTTGGTCAATAACGGAATGATTAATATCAATCCAAACGTGCAGATAGACAACGCGATCCAAATACACCATCCGATGCAACCGCGATGTTTCAAATCAACTTTGGTCACGATCTGCGTTACGACTTTCTCACTCCCACACTTTGGGCATTTCATTGCACTACTCCTCTCTGATTGAATCCCCTCACAATTTGACTTGTGAGGGGATTTTACGAGGATTGGCTCACACGCCTTCTTATACGCTCCCTTTCGGTGTAGCCTCGATAATTACTTTATTTTCTGCCATATTTATTTGCTCCCTTCCTCCTGTTGTTTCTGCCACTTCTCAAATAAATCTTCAATCCCAATATAATCATTTATGATTTTGTATCTATCCAAACCATGTTCATCTATTACCGCTTCAAATATTGTTGTCAATAATTTATATATTATTTCAAATTGTTCATTAGTCATTTGCTTCCTTACCTTTCAAGGTTGCTCTGGCAGTCACACTATTGCCTGAGCGGTATTCGACGTCCCTTTGTTGGCTGGCTGGCAACTCTTTCGAATGAGCAACAGAGTAACAAGCTCTACCCAAATGTACTTATTGCGCCAACTTCACCGCCGATGCTTTTACTGGCAATCCCTGACATTCGCAGGCATGTTCCTCATTTCTAATGTGCATCTTGCCAGTAATTTATTTCGCAATCCCTGTTATGTTATGGTAGGGCTTCCCATGATCATTCAATTTCGTGCTATTAACCCAGGTAATCTTACAAATAAATTCATAAGACCCAGCAGCCTTGAAATGATCCTCTGTCCATGCACCCGTAGGAGCAAGCAGAGCCACCAATTGCGGAGGTGTCATTACACATGAGATATCGGGGTATTTATGCCCAACCTCATAAAAGTCCAGTTTTACTTTTCCATCCTGCCTGAGTGTCACTCCCATCTTGACCGCATTCACAATCCCCCCTCCCGTAGGTTGGATATCCTCATAGACAGGTTCAACAGGATTCGCTCCTGTAGGAATTGCACCAGGAACACCTAAGACAGGCGCAGCAGAAGTAGTAGGAGGTACATTACCCTTTGGCATATTTGACGCCTCTGGAGCCTTCTGGAGAGTTTGATAAGGGCGTAGTTTATATTGTTCATCCGCTGTGTGCATCACCTCAAGCAATTCCGTCAAAGCTTTCAACGGCGTGTGAGCGCGCGATGTCAGATTGATCTTCACCGTATGTCTTACACCATCCTCATCTTTCTTCGTTCCGTATAACTCAGTCCAGGCAATACCACCTGCCTCGGGTAGAGTTTGATCAATAGTTTCAATCGGTACTTCAATCTTAGGTTCTTCGGTTTTAGTAGTCATTTCGTTTTATCCTTGTTTTTTAGTTTTTAGAGCATTGATTATCAGCATACGCACGTACTCAGCCATTCCTCGTATTCCAGCTTGTTTTCTAAGCGCCTCCTTCAATTCCTTTGTAATAGGTATTGGCAATACTTCATCGTATATCTTCTTCGGTCCAGTTTTCACTCGCCTCCTCCAATTCATTTGATCGATCACGCGTAATGTATCCCGTACCCGCACATGAAATACAATCATCCACGAGCCAACAATCACCATTGGGATTATAGGTCTCGTGCACTCCTACTCCCTGGCAACAGGTACAAATCATCGGCTCGGGTTCATTCTGCCACGGTTGGCTGTCAAGTCTAAAGCTGTGATCCATCTTAATACTCCTCAGGCAGTAGAAAAGTTGTCGCTAAACGAGTACCATCTTCCCCCACAGCCTCAGTAATTATCCAGAGCTTCTTACCCTGCACCATATAGGCAGATAAGATCCGACTTCCATCTTTGACCGCCAAGTCATTCGCAGCCTTATCATCATCATCAAGCTCACCCCAAATGCCAATCAAATGCCACGCAAGCAATTGGGTGAACTTAGATCCAGGCTGGCTCAATAACTCCGCAGCCCCAGGAGTAAATACTATTTTTCCTGCATCAAATAATCCGCTCATCTTCACCTCTCTCTCTTAGATTGATTATAAACCCTTATACATAGGATGTCAAGCGTGTAATCTATTCCACTTGCTGATAAATCGGCTAATATAAAATTTAGCCTCCGTATGCGTTTTCCAGCAGCGTTTCAAAGCATGCCTCATAATCCCCCTGCCAGTCCATATCCCCACGCAGCCGATATAAGATTTCATCTCGTACCTGACTTTCATGTAAACGCCTGAGTTTATGAGATCCATCAAAACCTCCCATTGCAATAGTCATTACCCTCAGGCTTCAAATTCTCCCAGCGGGATTGATGATCGTTATTGCAGAATTGCCTCTGCGCCTCTTTTGGCTTTCCAAGTCTCTGACCGCACCATGAACACCGCGCTTCCCGGACCTTGCAAATAGAGCATAGATAAGCCACAGTATCCTCATCCCATACGTATAAATGGGTATGGCTGACTCCTTCCAGGTTATTCCAGATCCGCAGATACTTCCCAACAGTTTCATAGACCCAGAATATAGCATCTCCCCCAACTCCCAATTCGGTACGGACATAGCGAAATTCCAATCCTTGATAAATAATCGTATCGGTTACTCCGCTAAATCCCTGGATTGACGCATCTACGTTGAATGTTTGAGTAAGTTGTACTGGCATTATCCCCTCCTAACTTCATTATCGTAAATTACCAGGGGTGCTTCTTGTTTCGCTTTTTCAAGCCATTCTGGAAAGTCAGGTTTATAATGATCTTGACGCAACGGTATATTAGCAAATCCCCCTACAATCTTATTCAAACATACTGGACATTCCAGCAGATCAGCCTGCCATACTTTATAAGCTCCAAAGCTGGCAGTCTCAATAACTAGTACCCCGTTTGTCTTAGCACGATATTCAACTTCACAATTTACACAAACTAGTTTAGACATTTTGATCACTCCTCTCTTACTTAATCATAATCCTATATATACAATTTGTCAAGGGTAATTAAAGGAGCTGCCCCTGCTTATTCAAGGCAGGGGCGTGAGAGAGGAGTGTAGGGTTTTTTGTCCCTAACAGTTTCATTATACCATGCTTACCATATCCTGCTCAATCGCTGTAATCAATTTATCAAGTTCCTGATGATGCAAGTCCGATAGATGCACATATTTTGAATATAATAATTCGCGCAAGCGTTTCAATACGCTTAATAACATTCCGGTATTTTCTCCATCATTGGCGAAGTTCGCCAAAGATTCATTACCCTCGAATTGGCTTTCCATAGCATCTACCGTAGCAGGGCGGTTCAATGTTTTCACCTGATCCGCAGCCCAATCCAGCGCGGTTTTCCACTCATCACCTAATCGCATAGCAGCCCGAAAATGATCATACGCCAGCATGTCATATTCCTCGCGCGTCTCAGATGAGTAAAAGGCGCTAATCGCGGCATATTCCCGAATTGTCCTCTCTGCCTTGCCCACGAAAGAACCTACCGCGGCGTATATGTCGGTAGGGTGAAACTCCATGCGCAGCTGCGCTATCTTCAACGTAATATCCCCCACTCTCCAACTGTTCATTGTCAGGCTGTCTCTGAGTGCTAGCAATTCGTCTTGATATTCGGTCGGTATCATCTCTGAGTACATCTTTTAGCTCCTCGATCTGAATTGTGACACATGGGGTATCGGCCACCGTTTTAGTCAATATGTATTTGCAAATCTGCTTATCGTTTTTGTAAATCACTCCCTGTAACGCATCCCCAACCGCTTTACAATAGTTATCAAGATCACCATTATCTTCTTTAAGATAAAAGTCAAGCCGCATTAAAAGCGGGCAAGTCAATATCTCCCCATGATAATAAACCCTTGCAGATAGACAAACCCAATCCTGCCAGGTTTTAATATCTGTTTTCGTCCACCCATGCCCCCGTCCATATTGAAAGCTCTGCTTAGGTTTGGGATCACCAAATACGCGAAATCTAATCGAACTCATTTTATCCATACCTCACATTCACCCATATCTCCATCCTCAAATGTACGCTGAAATCCTTTTGCTGTTAATATTTGTTCCATGTGAGCAAATGGAGTAGGTACTTTTACTACAAACCCCAATTCCCAAATCCGATTGAATAGAGCAGATAAATTACCCCTACCAGGATATTTGGAAGTAATAAATGATATATAGATAGCATTATCATCCTTCCATAAATAACTGTCCGTATCAAATAAAGCAGACACAAAGCCCAATCTAATCGCAGAATTTGAATCTATTGTAATCATTCCATCCGGCATATCCAATACATCATAACGTCTAATCGAACTCATACGGCACCTTCGGTTCCCTTCCAAGTATGCAATCGACCTCATCCTGCAAATTCTCCTGTGGCAGCCACTTATCGCCCATTTGCTTGACATCGATCCATCGTTCCAGAGCCACCCACTCACCCTCAGTCAACTCTTTAGTCGATTGTTTACCAAATAGACATTTTAGAAGTTCGTGCCTGTCCCTATCATTACCACAGACTTTATTCAGCATCCCGACTATCGCACCCTTGGCGCCTTTGGTTAATGGCATCAATATTGTTTCGGTAGCCTTCGCTTGTAATTCCTCGCGGACTTGTTCAGGTAAGCGCATCATTGTTGCACCTCTGCCAATATGAGCGCATATTGATTATCTATCAATGGGCTGCCAGATTCCATCCTATTGGCAACCTCCATGCAAGCATCGTATTTCTCTCGTTGATCAGGATGGTATTTTGCTCCCCAGCCCCATTCTTGCTGAGCATAGCTACGGATTGCCTTCACTGCAAGTTTGATTTTTTCGCGTTCACTCATTGCATATTCCTTAATCTGCATATTAAATCAGATTCAGACTTCATAGTATTTGCTAAAGCTCTCCTACAAACCCGTAATTCTTTTTCAAGCTCGCCAACTCTTTTTATACTCACCCACTCATCTAACCAAAATCCAGTAGAAAAGCAGGCTGTCAATAGAAGTAAAAAACAAACGCCTGCATATATAGCCGTTCCTTGAAAATATATATCCAAAGCTATTATCAGAATAACAATTGATACAACTAACATTATTGAACAAACCTTACTCCTCATCTTACACTCCTCTCGAAACAACTGATTATGCCCCTTTCGGGGTTAACGTAAAGCGGGAAGGTCACTGGCGCTTTGCCAAGTTTCTGTTTCAATATCCCACAGATCAATAAATTCTCATTCACCCTATATTCTATTCCCTCGATCTTCGCATCCGGTTTTTCAGTCTTAATCGGGTACCACAGACTTAACACCTTATCGCTGCTCTGCTCAATATTCGATGTCTCTAATCCATCGTCCAGCTTAGGCAGTTTCCACGTCCGCTCCAATACTTCCCGCGACGCCTGAACCCCCAATACAACCGGACATCCCAATTGAATTGCCAAATCCTTCGACTTATTAACCGCTTCCATCATCTGCTCACGTTTGTTGTTTCCGTCTTTCGCGTCCGGTCTTATCCTTTGCAGATAATCCAATACGATCAATCGCGGTCTATACTTCTCGTTGGTAAATCCATCGGTAATAAACTCAATCGCCCCCAATACATTCGTCATAGTCATGCGCGGTCGAGCTTTGCCAGCCGCATAAGACCTGGTATTCGCATGTCCTACAATCCATAGCGGGATATCTAATCGCTTTTTGTAAGCAAGATTAATTAGTTCCCAATCCACATTACCGTCAATCAATTCGCTTATAGACAAACCGGTCTCAGCTGCATACCATTTGATTGTGTCCTCTTCGACAGCATCTTCCCAAGTTACCTTAATAACGATTTCATCCGACTTGCATTGCTCACATGCCGCACGTAATAACCAGTTCATAAACCCCGTCTTATACCAGCTTGTATAACCTAATACCGAGCACAAATCCCCAGGTAGTAACGGCTTAAGCACCCTGTCCAGATCAACAATACCCGTCTTAACTCCCTTACCCCTATTCGATTGCAGTTCCTTGAGCGCGTTATACCCGTATGTATCAGCCTCAGAGGGAGAAAAGATTAGGTCTTGCATTACTTATCTTTCACGAAACAACGTACAACCTTAAAACCTAACGCGTTTGCCAGTTTATTTCCAACCATGCGACGCCCGTGTAATACATCGTTCAAATAGGCAGGGGAAATACTAAATCGTTTAGCCATTTCCTTTTGTGACCCACCCTTTATTAATTCATTTATTACCTGAATTCGCATATCATGTTCACTATAATAAGTCTCGCTCATTCTCACTCCTCTCGATAAATTCGCGTATTTGAATTATACTCTTCCGGCTCCATTAAACTCAGCCAGGTTGATTTTATCTGTCGAATAGATGGTGGCGAAGTTCGCCAATTGTTGTACCATTTTCCCCCTTCCTTCCGATACAATGACCGGATTAATTCAGGTGATACAGTCGGGTTCTGCAAGATCAATTTTGCCTCTTGTTTCAATGATGAAATATTAGCTATAAAATCAGCATGAGCCACATCGGCAATCGCACTCGCCATTGCCATAATATCCTTATTAGGTATCTTCTTTAAAGTGTCTTCGATAGGCTCGTAAGTAACTTCTTTAGCAGGTGAAGAATTTGGTGTACTCTTTATGGTTCTTCTTAATGAGTCTTCTTTAAGTGACATTTCTAACACCGGATTTGTCACTATCAAGGGTGACATTTCTGACATATTCCCCAAAGGTGCAATTATGTCACTTTTGGGATTTTCCTGTCCATAAGCCACCATTGCTTTTACGGTATAGATATTCTTTCGGTGTATCTGGTCTATAAACACCTTATTCACTTCGAGCAATCCCAGGCGTGTTAGTTCCTGCACAGCACGTATCACCTGACGTTGACTATACCCTGTTTCATCTGCTATAGTTTCAATATTAGGATAGCATTGACCATCCTTATTTATGTGTAGTGCAATTGCCAAGAATACAGGCAGCTTACATCCCTTAAGTGTCCTCATCCAATTAGTTCGAAATTTGATAGATAACTTGATCCATGGATCATCATCACGCTCTAGCAATTTCCCCCTATAGCCAAGAATAGTGCTAGTCGGTTGGTGTATTTCTATGTCTGGGGTTGCAGATAACATTTCATCTGCATCGCGTAACTCCTCTTCACTTATAACCATATAGTCTTTCATACTACCTCCTAACTAAAATGCCCTGCAATCAGACTTCGGCTTTCGCCTTCCGTATGGGTCAACGGATAAGCCAAAGCCTGATTGCAAGGCATGACCCATAATAGTTATTCGCTTAGTGCGGGCAAGGGTGGCGATCCCATTGCTTGTAAACATTATATCACAGATCCAATATCCATTGTTCTCTAAAACGCAAGGGGAGCGAAACATACCAAGTTCGAATATCATACCCCCTCTCAATCTGCAAACTCGCAAATCGCCGCCGAACTTCTATCCCGTTTGCATAGGGATGGCAGCCTATATAGACAACCATCAAGTTCTCCTCAACCGTGACTAACTTGTGCAATTGCTTGCTATCATGCACTATGCAATGGTGCAGCTCAATTCCCCGCGCAATATCGCATATCTCGCATACCGGGCGGGCTTCGAGGATTCGGGATTTCAGGTCTGCGAAGGATTCAGGCATAATACCCTAGCCAAATATCATAAATTACAATATATGAAATATCCTCAGGATCAATGCAAGCCAAAAGACAGAACCTAATATGGACAATAAGTACCCCCAAGTAATGCAACCTCGATTATCATCTTTCATGGATCACATCCTTTCGTCTCACATCTGATACACTAATCCCGTTGTGTCTCACTTTTGGGGGACATCTGGGATACTAATCCTGGCGATTGCACATGATATTTACGATATTCTTTCATCCAGTCCTGTCTAATTCCGTGACCACCAATAGAACCTTGCAGAATTCCACATATTTCTCTAAGTAATCCATTCGCCACTTCCAACTGCTTGCGGAGGGCATCTTCAATCGGGCGGGATTGCCAATCCTCAAAAGATATATCTCTTTTCATGGATGGACAACAAGGATTGATACAATATACTTTGTTGGTGGGCTTTATAAGGTGAAATGGAGGCTTCCCACACCAGGGGCATAATTTTGCAACTTCATCTATTGGTATTGTTGTAATCTTCATTTCAACACCCTTCCGTCTCTCGTTAGCTTTGATTTATACGTAATACACATCCAGTGAGGACCACAATAGCGTTGATCCGTCTGTGTCATGCAGCGTTGGCAGTACCTGAATTTGGATATTAGATTCATCAATAGGTGCATCATTCCTTCGCCTCCATACAGATATCGCAACGGCAATCATTGGAGAATAATTCGGGTAATAAATTTCCATCGCTGTTACCATCTTCCGAATAACCGCCATCACTAAATTGAAAGCCAGCATTTTTTGCATTTTGATAGGTAATAGGCTTATTATCTAGCCCTGGTAGGCGCTTGGCTCTCATAGCAGTAAAATCATCAAGATTATATTCTTCTAGCCCTCTAAGTTTTGCCTTGCCCGCAGTATCGGCATGAAATAAGGAACACCATTCATCGCCAAAATCACTAACAATCCACGCTTTCATCTCATCACCTCCATCTCTCGCAGTTCGGATTCAAGCTCACGAATGGCAGATAAATAATCCAATCGCATTATTTCCCATTTTGCTATTACTTCCGGAGGATTAGTGTCTTTTTCAACGTCATCAGTTGTCCACATTGATTCGTTTACTTTAGCCATTTCTAAACAAGTTTCAATCGTCTTTCGGCTCAGCATCTTGCGCCTCCTGTATCCAGTGAAATACCCTGATTATTCAAATCGTGATTAGTATCTTTCATGGTACTATCAAGGCGGTCTAGTTTAGCGAGGGCATGGGCAATTATATTATTGGCGATAAATCCACAGTCAAAAGTGGACAATCTATGCAAAATCTCTCTTGCCACCTCAAGAGTATCGCATAATTCCTTATCTACACGAATAGTGGTTTTCACCAATTGCATATAAGCATCTAGTTTGGCTTGCAGCGCATCACGCTCGGATTGTAGCCATGAAATCTCATCCTGCAATAATATGTGTTTGCGTTTCTCATCACTGCGTTGCACACATGCTTCCACATAATGATGGCGTGTTTCATCCAACTCAATATGTTGGTCGTATAAAGTTGCTTTCAATTTATCCCTCTCTTTCATCATCTTGCGTGCCCAATACCGGGCTTCGACCGCCTCAGAAGATAATCTACATTTGCAAAGTGGCTCCAATAATCTTTCAAAACCACCACAAATATCATTATCGTGAAGCCCAATCCCGTGCCCGCACGTGCATATAATCTCACTCATTCTCACTCCTCACTTTCTCCAAATCATAAGTTTGCGTCCAAATCGTTTTGTAAATACATTCCAAGTTGCATCAAATCTCTTTGTCATCAATGAAAACGCGGGAGACCAAAATAATAATAATCGCTTCCTTTTTACTCGGTACAAATTCAAAAACCATACGCGCTGCAATAATGCCTGGTAAATGGCTTGCTCTTTTCACCATACAACTAGCACATAAAACCCCTCCATTTTCGGGATGAATTTCTGACCATTGATTGTCTGAAACGGTAGTATCCAAAGGAAAATCCCTATAAGGTAAACCACAATCCTCACATGCCAATTTAATTGTCTTTTTTCTCAGCATCTTGTGCCTCCTGCAATAAATGCCCATGCAGCGGGCATTCTAGGTTATAACAAAACATTGGCTCTCCGTCTACAACCCAGCCAATACCCGCGCCCCAGTTGTTATCCATTTGAGGGCATATGCAACCCTGTTCAATCGCCGCTTTACTATCTGGATTAGGTGTCATCGGGAACCTCCTGGATTTCTATCTCTTGCCATTCATAATCACATTTGCAATCTGTATTCTGATAGAAATGTGATTCTCCCTTAATCCAAAATGTTAGGTCGCCATCGCCATCCCACCACCACATAGTTACAATATCTTTGCTTTCGTAGGCTATTACTTTAATGTCCACAAAGTCATCATACGGTTTTATTTTGTCGTAGATGCTTTTATATTTTTTTGGTTCTATTTCTATAAAGCCATCGTTTACATCAAATGTCTCGTAGCATCCAAACAGAAAATGTCCATCTTGATGCTGATTAAATACTAGAGAACGCAATGCCTCACCCTTGCCATTAACTCCCAAATCATCAAGATCAATTATTATTTTCATTTCATCTCCGTTGTTTATTCCGTATCCCGCAGGATACGATTATCGTTACTGTCCACATATGAACTAAACTGTGTACTTGTTATTCAAGTATCGCTATCAATTTTCCACAATAGGGACAATATAGGAATCCGTCTTCTTGCGGTCTCCCTGCGCTAAAAAAGAATGAATTATCGCATTCTGTTTCCCAAATCTCTTCTTCGTAACCATCATGTAACTCCCACATACAAGTTTCGTCCATTTCCTCATCTCCCATCTTCCCGTTTTGGTAACACGGGCTCATAATTTTATCCTACGCGCACCCCTTATCAATCCTTGCCTCGCCTTGCCAAGCCTTACCGAACCCAGCACTACCTTACTAAACCGGACATCACCGCACCATGCTTGACACCACCTTTTTTATAAACAAACACCCACCGCCTACTTTCGCTGTCTTGTCGTAGATAGCGGAAGTTTAAGTAAGCAGTGGGTATTTGTCAGCGAATAAAAAAACTTCCTTTCTACCTACGACATTATCATTATACCATATTTTTACACTAAATTCGTATTCGTCTTGCAGTTCTTATTAGGTTTTGTAATCCACGTTTATCCATACTACCATCAGCCAACATATCATCAATTTTTCGGGGAACCTGAATTACTCGCGATTTTGACCCAAAAATATCTACCATACGCCTAATAGCAGATTTCCCTTTTCTATCGGATACAAAAGCATCCGGATCTAATAGAATATAGATCTCATCACATTCGCTTAATTGGCTTTTCAATAATTCCGCACTAGGAGTTTTACCAGGAGTACCGACAACGGGGATAGATTTATCCAAAACTATATACGTTGAGGCAGCTTTAAATTCGCCTTCAACAAGGAGGACTTTATCTTTTGGTTTGGCTGTTCGATCTGCATAGAATAGACTGGTAGGAAGACCACCATATTCCGGCCTGTATTTGTCATTTTCACATTTAGGCAATAGAAGACGATTACGAATCGTAATGGGTTCGGATTGTCCAGGTAGAAATATTGGTATTGTGAGTGTCGGCGTAAAGTAACTAGATTCTCCATCCCAAACCTCCTTCGAAGGATTATATCCAAGCATCCAATAGTCGATCCATTCATCCGTAATCCCCCGCGCGTGATACATTTGGCGAACTTCGCCAACCTGCGCATGATACCTCACC